ATTTGCAGGCTCGCCGCAGTGTTAGCGATCTGATCCGGGAGTGTAAGCGTTTCACTGACTCTAATTTTCTCGGCAGCTATCCCTGTCGTGTTAATGTGATCGGTGTCGATGCTGCCGGCAAGGATTTGTTCAGCGCCCACCAACCCTGCGCCGAGCCCGCTGCCGTCGAGGACAGTCGTAATCTTCCAGGTGTCATCCGGGTTCTTGCTGTCCGAGATGATCAGGCGTCCTGCGCCGAAGTAGATCATCTTGGTAGGGCTCTCGTCGATCGGTGCGTTGAAGCTGTACAGCCCTGCGGGCAGCTCGTAGGCGTTCCCAGCCTCGAGATCGTAGTTGTAGCCATCCTCGCCCCAGTAGTCCTTCTCGATGCCCGCAATGAGTGCACGAGCCTGATCGAGGGCAGTAAGACGGGTGTCTTCCGCAGTCGATACGATCTCTTCCCGGATCGCCCGAAGCCGCCTGGCGGCGTAGCTTTCAATTCGGTCTCCAAGCTCGATCTCGACCTCTGTCGGGCGGAGGAGGTTGACAACACGCTTATAGATGCGCGTCTTATAGCGGACCCCGACATCGTCCCGGATAATAGCCACCGTGTCACCGAGTCCGGTGTCGCCCTCATCCCGCACTACAGCGCGGTAGGTGACAAGAGGCCGGGAGATCGTCTCGAGCTGGGCATAGGTCGCTGCCAGGAGCTCCTCCGGATCTTCCAGGTCAATGAACTCGGCGACGCCCATGCGCGGCTTGCCGTTGGGATAACCAAAAACAGCAGTCCGAGCAGGGATCTCGACATAGTTCTGCCCTGCCGGCTTATCGACGGGATCCCCGTTCGCGACAGACCAGACAACATCTGTGAAGAGGATCCGGCGCCCGAAGGCCTCTCCGACCTCCTCCCCGCGGCCTCGCCCGATGAGAGCAGTTACCAGGTCAACGCGGTTATCTTCATTGATAACGTCCAGGAGGCCGGTGCCATGCGCAAAGCGCTTCCCGCGATCCGCGCCGAACTGGTCCGCCCAGTCTACAGTCCTGCCCGTGATCTGGGTGCCGGAGATCGATACCCGGAAACGAGCCTCGAGTCCCTGGCTGAAAAGCCACTTGAAGCAGTCCAGACGCGTCTGATAGTAAAAGGTGGTTGTGATCAGCCTAGTGCTGTCGACGACGCCCGTGGTCCAGCGCGAACCGTCCAGGAGCGTGTCGCTGATATTCCGGACGGTCGCATTCTCCGGTCGGCGATCGACGATGATCCCGTCCGCTTTCAGGTCATCGTACGCGCTCTCAATCGCCTCAAAAGCGTAGAGGCCGTTGCTGATGAGTTTGCGATGGATCTTGTAGAGCCGGAACGTGTCCGGATTCACCGGATCACGGTGAGCGACATAGCAGGAGGCTGGGTCAATCGTGTCAACGGTCACCCGCAGCGTTCCTGCCCCGTTGATGGTTTCCGTCATGATCGCCTCACGCACAGACGCCGCAGGTGTAAGCCCGAGGAAGGTCTCGGAAGCGTCGAAGAAGTAAAGCATCAGAGCCTCCTCTCCCTGTAGGTGATCGTTAAAGCGGCGGCAGGAGTGCTCGTGATCGTATCTCCGGCTTTCACGGAGAAGCCTTCATAGTCGGACGCGAGTTCAAGCCGGTTTGCTGCCGGCTGCCCGTTCTCGGTCAGGATCGGGCTCCCCAGCCACGAGACTTTGTAGACCGCTCCTGCCGCGATCGGTCCAGTGATGTAGAGGTTGTGCTGCCCGCAGGTGATCCGCAAAGAGGCGCCAGCCGCCTCTGGGACGGCCACGATGCTCTCCAGGGCAACTGGATAGCCCGGTTCCCCGGCGAGCGTTCCTGTGCTCACCTGCGCAGCACTACGGGCGTACGGGTCTGGGCAGACAAAGGTAAGCGTTATAACCTGCTGCCTTCGATCGTTTTTCGGCGCTTTGTAGCCGTGATAGAAAGCCTGAAAGAGCCACCCGGGGGCATCCGTAAACGCCAGCTCCTGAAGCCCTTTATGTAGCTTGGCATTGAGCTCAAGGGCCGCTTCGTTGTAGTTCAGGACCAGAGCCTCGACGTAGATGTAGCGCTCCGGAAGCCGGGCATGATCTACCCAAACGCCATCCCCGCCGACACGCGCTGTCATCGAGAGCTGGGGAGACATAAGCTCCCGTCCAGTGACGTTCAGCGTGCGGAAACCGGGGATGACTTCGTCAAGCACTGACCCGCCCCAGATAGTCCGGAGCGGGTCAGGGGTCTCGATGTTCGGGCCGCTTGTGTCCGTGAATTCATACGCCATAGACAGCCTCCAATTGCTCTACCCTGCCCTGCTCCGAGCTGATGTCTGCCACGAAGGCGCGCAGGGTCTGTGTCCCGAGCTGGAGGTAGATCACAGCAGGGTTCCCGGGCGCCTCTCCGTCTGTGACGGTGGAGGGCAGAGTCGTGTCGAAGCCGGAGAGCACGCTTTCTGTGTCAAGCCCTGTAAGCGGAGCAATAAAATCATCAGCCGCTCGCTGCATGTCTCCGACCATCAAGCGCAGCCCGATGACACCGCCTTCGCCGATCATGCCGAAGAGGCGCTTCATGACTCGCGAAGGGGACTGGACTTGCATGATCGCGCGGATGCGGGATGTGATCGTGTTTGCGAAGTTTGCGGCGGCAGTTGCCAGCGCTCCCCTCCGGCTGTTCAAACCCGCGATTGCACCGTCTCCAATAGCTGCGCCCGCGCTTGTCGCGCTGCTTGTACCCGTGCGGAGGCCTCTCCCTACCTCTTCGCCCAGCTGCCGGCTCACCGTGTTCATGGCGTCCTTTTTCGCGTCGATTTCGGCGACTACTTCACTCAAGGTTTCCGCCGTGTAGCCCGGGATCGGTTCAATCGCGTCCATCGCGAACTGAGCCGCGAGGTCATGCTTGTCCTGCCAGATTTGCGCGTGTTGTGCGAGCTCGTCATCCGTCATACGGTTGTACTCTTGGATAAGTGAAGCGGCCTCTGGCCCCAGCTCTCGGAGCTGGTTGTAGACGTCTTCGCTCACACGGGTCTGCAACTCCTGCATGTTCGTAGCGTAGTTTCGGTAGCCTTCGATCTGCTGGATATTGAGTCGTGCGATCTCCGATGCCGTTGCCTTCCGGATGTCGACCTCCGTAGTTCCGAAGGCCTGCATCACGCGAAGGTTCTCCTGCGTGGCGGAGGTAACGTCGTTGTAGTACTGCTGCAGAACGCTAATATCGTGCTGCAGATCCTCCGCGCGCCGGTTCAGAAACGCTTGCAGATTGGCCTGCTGGGCCTCTCTCGCTGCGGCCTCGTCGCCCATGTAGAGCTTGGACTGCTCGTAGCGCGCCTGCTCCCGGTGCGAGAGATCCGCCCAGGTAACATCATTTTCGACAGCAGCGGCGACAGCTGCCTGAGCAGACGCTGTGTTGCTCTCACGCGCAACTTCGAGGCTTTCATAGTCGCCCAGGAGCCGCCGCGTGATTTCAGCGTGTCTTTCCTGACGCGCTTCTTCCTGTGCTGTCAGATCATCGAGAGTGTTCTGGGCAATAGTCGAGTCTTCGACATACTTGGCCATAACGCCCTCAAGATAGGCCAGATCGACATTTCCGCGAAGCTCCTGCAGCTGCTTCTCGGCATCACTGACACCAAAAACTGCAAGTTCACCTGATTCATAAGCCTGGTTCACTCGCTCCTGAAGGGCCAGATACTCTTCATACGTGATGTTGAATCGGGCCAGCTCATCATCCCGCTTCTGCTCGGCCTTCATCAGCTGCTCGGTAGCCGTGATTTTCTGCTTGATATGATCCGCAAAGGCCGCATCGTCTGCCTCAGCGAGCTGCTTCTCGACGATGGCTCTCGTCTGGCGTTCGTACTGCCCGGTCAGGTCTTTTACGCGGTTGGTAACCTTGTCGATCTCGAGACCGAGCTCCGGGTAGAGCGCATTGAGCTCGCTCACAAGTTGACGCATCCGAGCCTGTTCTTCGTTGGTCAGACTCGTCTGATTGTTCAGCTGCTCAAGCTCTCTGTAGAGCTTATCCGCGGCTTCCTTCTGCGCGATAATGCGGGAGGTCGATGTCTCGTAGGCTTTGCTGGATTGCTCCGCTTCTTCACGAAGCTTACGCATGTTGTTCTTGGCGTTGTCCAGATTCCGGACAAAATCCCAAATTGCCTTACCTACGGCAATTGCGGCCATTACAAGCGCGAACTTACCTGTTCCGCCGAGGGCGCCAGCAAGACCTGTCCCTGCCTCCTTCGCCAGATTGAGCCGGTTCTTCAGATTAGTGATCGTCTCACCGAGCTTGCCCACTACACTCATCGCAGGACCGATGCCAATGGCATACGCGCCAAACACATCGATAACAGACTGGGCGCTGTCGCTCAGTCCGCTGTACCAGTCCGCAGCACCCCTGACAGCCTCCGTCAGGCGCTGCATGCCGCCCAGGACGGGATTGAGGATCGGCTCACCGATCGCGGCCAGCATCTCCTGAAAGCTCTGCTTCAGGTTGCCCACCTGGTTCGCAAGCTCACCAGATTCGCGGGAAGCCTGGCCGGTTACTCCTGCCAGATCGTACATGGCCTGGGCATACTCCAGACGCGCAAACTGCTTGTCCTTCTCACCTAGCTTGTCCCACTCAAGCCCGAGATCCTCCGCGGCCCAGCTCGCTAGCTGTGTCTCCTTGGCGAACAGGCCTATCGCCTCGCCGCCCTCGTAGTTGCCCTTGACGAAGCTGTTCAAGCTGCTCTGGGCAGACTCCATAGAGACATCGAAAAAAGCACCAGCATCCGCGGCGAGGTTAACGGCGTCCGCCGCTCTCCCCATCGCCTCTTCCGTGCTCGCACCGAGGCCGCGGAACTGTGAGGTCAGGACCGTGTATGCCGGCTTGATCCGGTTCGGGAGCATTCCGAAATCCTCGGCCATCCGGTCGATCGACGTCTGCGCTGCTCCCTGCATATCCCCAAAGACCTGCTCGAACTGGGCGTCCATTGCCTGCATCTCGCCAGCGGTCTCGACAGCCTTGGTCAGGAAAGCCACCAGAGGCGCCGTAAGAGCCACGGTCATCTTAGTCCCGGTGTTCTTCAGCGCCGTCGCGGACTCCTCCCAGGAGCGAACGAACTTCTCCTTCGCTTTTTCCGCTGCTCGGAAGGTGCTCGAATAGTTCAGATCTCTGGCTGTCAGAATCGCCTCAACACGCTCAGTCTGTGTTGCCATTCCTTGCCTCCTTCCGTCTGTGGTATTCGCGTACGCGCTTCGCGCGCTGCAGGAGGTCGTCATAGACCTCCGAGAGCATCCCTTCGCCCAGGACCTCCCTTTCGATCGCGCTAACGTCGATCAGGTCGTGCGGGGACTGGATGAGATATCGGTTGTTAGGACCGACCTGTCGGACAGCGCGGCCGTAGAGAGCGGCAAAGGCGAGATCCTCCCGCCTGTCCGCTGTCCTGAGTCGGGCGGCCCGGAGCTGCAGCTCAAAATCGGCCCAGGGCATTCGCCGCAGAACGGTGAGATCGGTCGAGACAACCCGCAAGCCTTGAATCAGGAGGTTTTCGTAGGCCTCTTCTGACGAGACCCAGCGCTTGTCGTTTTGGGCGGCTCCAGCCTCCCCAAAGCTTCCGCGACGGGTGTGATTTCGTTTTTCATAAGCTTGGATGTCTCGTATAGCGACAAAAAACGCTCTCTCAAAGCCTCCAGATCCGTGTCTTCCGCTTCGAGATACGTATCAATCTCATCTTGCGTCGGCGGGATCTCCTCTGTGCAGGTCGCTGCCTGAATCACATCGGACAGAACCAGAACATCGCCTGAATGCATGCTGAGATAGGTGTAAGACAGCCCCTGACCATACACCAGGCCGTCAGGGGTCTTCCGTTCAAACTTCTTGTCGAGCTCACGGATAAAGGCAAGCCCGAAGCGCAGCGGGATTTCTCTCCCGCCGATACGTACACTATTCATTGCTCCTCCCTCCTGCACGTAGAAGCGGCGGCTCCCTTCGCCGGGAAGCCGCCGCTACGTAAATTCGGCCCTATTGTTTACGGCACCGGAGTGGTGTCTCGGAAGGCGTACATCGCCTCCTCCACTTCGGCATCGGACAGAGTGGCGAAGCCTTCCTGGTAGGTCCCGTCGATGCTCATGGTCGTGCTGATGGTCTTGAAGGACCCAACATCGGACGGGGTGGACCAGCTGTTGAGCTGCCCCTGGGCGTACTTCGCGGCAAACTTGCCCGCGTTCTCGCCCGAGCCTTCCTGGTCGAGGTCAATTTCCCAAACCTCGAGCTTGTCTCCGTTCTTGACAGACTCTTCGAGGAACGTGTTGACCTCGTCATAAGACGAAATAGCCTCAATGGACAGAGACACCTCGAGGCCACCGTCGGACGTGATGTTTCCATCCTTCGTCTGCGTGTTGTCGATCGTGCGGTTCATGTTCCAAGAGTGAGACGTCTGGAGCGCGAGCTTCAGAGCGCTCTTTGTCCCGGCGTCCGCCAGTCTCCGAAACGCGAGAATGGACCGCTTACCTTTCTGCGGATTGCTGGCCATATAGACCTCCTTAAAAAATGTTGTGGACGAGCGTAATCAAAGCTCGCCAAAGTCGGTTGTTTGTTGTCTGGTCCGGACGCAAGTCGATGCTGGACGCGCCTGAGTCCAGGTCAACCTGCAACCCATCCGGGAGCTCCAGAAGTTCGCCGGCCTTCAGAAAGAATTGACGTGCAAGGTCCGAGACAGCTCGACGATCCTTCTCACTTCCCCAGACGCTGATCATGGAGTAGCTCCGGCCCAGTAGACGGCTCTTCGTCGGCTGCAGCGTCAGCTGTACCGACCCGATCTGGATGTAGGGATAAGGTACGCCCTCAGGCGGAGCGTGTGTGTAGACGTTGGGGCTCAGCTCCAGAGCGATGGTGTACAGCGCGTCGTAGACGGCCTGATCCGCTGCCCTTTGCGTACTCATGACAGATCCAGTCTGGCCAGATCCGCCAGGAAGGGCTGTTCATGCTCATAGAACGCAGGCCGCATGTAGGGCTGTGCCTCCATGAAGCGTGTTCCGTACTCGACATAGCCGGCGTAATCCGCATAGGCCTGAACGGCCCCGGTCATACCGCCATCGAAGATTCGGATCTGGATGGAGCGCTTCAGGAAGCCCGTGTCCACAGGCACCTTCTCCACTGCCTTCCGGTGCACCTCAGCCGTGTGATACTGTACGACCTTCTTGACGGCCGCCAGACGCAACCGGCCATCTAGTGTTTTCGTCAAATCCTCAATGCCTTTCAGCTTGACCTCGACGATCACGGAGCACCTCCTCCCATTAGTTGTGTGGCAAGCACCGACGTTTTCCCGCGCCCGGTCCGGCTGGTTTCCGGCTTGTACTTCGCGCCCTGGAAGATCAGGTGATCCGCCTCCGGCATCGGCCCCGGGAAGATAATCCGCAGAGAGCGCGGGCTAATCTCCCCAAAGACCTGCACTTGCGTCGCCTCGTTCAGTTCGTGCACGTGGCACCATTTCCCGACCGACGCGCTCTCGGGCCCCTCCCACTGACTGGTTTGCGGGTTGTATGTCGCATTGCCTTCCTGGACGAAGATGACCAGCTGATCAAATCGCATCAGTAGATCACCACCCTCCCGTACTTGCCTGCATGGTCCGCACCTTCCTGCGTAGCCACATAGGCATTCAGGTCCGGGAGAAAGTCGTCAAAGTCAGAGACGGCGAAGGCCATCGAGTGTCCGTCCACCGCCTCCGAACTCATGCCCTCAGAGCCAATCCGATTGAAACGCCGGGCAGTAACTTCGTCCACGATCCAGGAGAGATCGGATGGAATCGCCGCGCCCGGCGGAAGGGCCGAAAGACCATAGCGTACCCGGACCTGACTCAGGAGCAGGCGCAATCGCGCCTCGGCATAGCCGACGATGAGCGAGATGAGATCATCCTTGCCGCTCTCGGTCTTGTCGCCCAGGAGCAGCAGGCGGAGATTCACCAGGCGTTCTGGGTCCATGATCAGCCCTCCTTCTTTCTCCTGGACGCGCGTCTCGGCACCGGTTTGGCCTGCTCAGGCTCAGGCTCAGACTCCGGCTTAATCTCTTCCATGATGAGTCCGAGCTCAAGCGCAAACTCGAGCTCGGACTCTGTCAGATCTGCTTCGGTCAGCCTGGTGCCGCGTGCGAAGTAACGCTGCGTCCGTTTGAGGTTAAACGGCTGCACTACGATCATTCAGCACCTCCCTGCCATCAAGGAACCACGGTGGCCTTCAGGCTTGCGAACGCTTCATCCTTGAGGATCATGAAGCCGATGTCCATCGTTGCCCGCAGCGCGTGCATGTCCCGCTCGAAGAGATTGACAGGCTCACCGTCCGACCCTTTGATCGTGGTCAGCGTTGCATCGTTGGAGATGGCATAGTTGATGCCGTAGGGGATGCCGTAGTAGGCATAGTTGAAGTCACCCGCATAGAGCGTACCCTTCAGGAAGTCCGTGATGTCCTTGTGGACGTCGAACACCGGAACGCCATCGAGGGTCTTCGCGCCACGGTCATAGACCCGCTCATTCAGGCCGTCGACATTACGGATCAGGCCGCGGAGGAGGCTGTTGTTCTGCACCTTCGAGATGTAGGCGTTCGGGACGAACCCCCCGTCGTTCAGCGCAGCCTCGAGCGCGTCGACCTTCTCCACCGTGATGTCGCCAGTGATAGCGCGGTCACCCGTCGCCGACTCCTCGACGCTCTGCGTGTAGGGGTTGGCCACATTGCAGAATGTCGCAGCGTCAAAGGCCTTGTAGAAAGCCTCGGCGATGAGCGGACGCATCTTCGTGAAGAAGTCGCCGGCCTTGTAGTTCAGGTACTCTCGGGACACAGGGATGATGACACCGAGCTTGTGCGCATACATCTTCACCTTCGCCCAGGTGGCTTTCGATGTCTGGATACGCTTACCCTCACCCACCCAGTAGGCGCCGGGCCCCTCGAGAAAGACGTCGAACTCCTTTTCCAGAGCGGACATCTCTTCATACTTCGCCAGCTGCATCATGAGAGAGTTGCTCATGACATCTTGGATGATCTCCTGGCCCTGCTGGACAGGCACACCACCTGTCAGGGTACTGAGCATCGCTGCATTTGCCGGCGTAAACGTTTCAGCTGTAGGCATGGTTTATTTCACCTTTCTGATTTCTCTCGCGAATTCAGCGAGGTCGCTGGTAGAGGTCTGGCCTGTTGCCGTTGCACTCACCAGCGGAGTGGTCTGTCTTGCCGAGGCTTTAATCGCCTCGTTGATCTGCTTGTCCCATTCGGCCTTGATGTCGGCCAGGACAGCCTCACAGGTCTCGCGCGTCGTGCCGGAGGCGAGGATCTCAGCAAAGGACAGGGGCAACCCCTGCTCCTGCAGCTTCCCTCTCAGATCGACCGTGAACTCACGGAGGTCCTGGGCAGCCTCTCGCTCTGCGATCGCCTTCTCG